ACTAAAACTTTTACTATATCATTCTCAATTATATCAGAGGGCACAATCATGCTTAGAGTTTTCTGACAAAAAATATTCAGGGATAATATCACAGATGAAAGTTTTTATTTATTCAAAAGAGGGATGTACGTATTGTGACCATGCTGTCACACTTTGTGAGACTGAAAGCTTAGAGTATGAGAAGGTAATGGTCAGTAAAGACAAACTAAAAGAGATATGTGGTGAATCAGTAACAAACTATCCTCAAATATATATTGACGATCGTCATGTCGGAACGTACTTCGACTTCCAGGATTATATTGAAAATGATTACGAACCTATACTTGCCCCGACACTAAATCGTTTTACTGTATTTCCCCTGAAGTATCCTCATCTATGGGAGCTCTATAAGAAAGCTCAGATGTCTAATTGGACTGCTGAAGAAGTGGATTTCTCTAAGGACATAGAAGATTGGAAGACTCTAAACGATAACGAACAAAAATTTATTAAATACATCCTCGCCTTTTTTGCTGGGTCTGATGGTATCGTATTCGAAAACATCAATAACAACTTTTCCGATGAAGTACAAATATCAGAGGCTCGGTCATTCTATGCCTATCAATGCCATAATGAGATGGTTCACGGTGAGACCTATTCAAAACTTATAGACAAATACATCAAAGATACTACTGAGAAAAAACAGCTTTTCCAAGCTATACAAACCATCCCATGCATACAAAATAAGGCTCAATGGGCGATGAAATGGTTTGATACAAAGTCTCGTTCATTTGCTGAACGCCTATTCGCATTCGCATGTGTCGAGGGGATCTTCTTTTCTGGGAGTTTTTGTGCAATTTTCTGGTTGAAGAAGAGAGGGCTTATGCCTGGTCTTTGTTTCAGTAACGAGCTCATCTCACGAGATGAAGGTCTACACCAAGAGTTTGCTGTTGAGTTGTTCAAATTACTTCGTAATAAACCTTCAACAGAAGTTATTCATTCCATTGTCAAGGAAGCGGTGAAAATTGAGAAGGGTTTCATTATTGATGCGCTTCCGTGTAACCTTATTGGTATGAACTCTGATAAAATGGCTGAATACATCGAATATGTGTCCGACCGCCTCCTCAAACAGATTGGCCAACCCCCCATTTGGAATTCTAAAAACCCATTTGATTTCATGGAAAATATAAGTCTCGATGGGAAGACAAACTTTTTTGAAAAACGGGTTGGTGATTATGGAAAAATGGACGAAGATCCCACTAATCTTGCTTTCGATGAAGAATTTTGAACATTTTACAACCAATTAACTTAAATGGTTTGTAGAACGCAATTTTATTTAAAATAATCCACCATCAACACCAATTTCGAATGGTTCAAGAATCTTCCCCGTATCAGTCTTTTCGGGTATCTTGGGTTCTTTGAAACCAGGTTCGGGTACTGGAGCTTCTGCCATAGACATGACGGTTTTACTACCTTTACTGGATTCCTTCTGTGATTTGCCATTACCCTGACATGACGGCTTATCTCTTTGTATGTTCATCATACCCCATACGATGAACATGAAAACGATTGCGTGAATTGCCAACCCAAACGCGGTGGGGCATCCGTTAGGTGAGGCAATTTTGGATCCCAAAAACCCCCTGATGAACCTAAAAGTCATCGGGTTGGCGACTACATAAAATGTCAATGCCGAAATTATCGAGATGATAAATTTATTTTCTTGTTTTTTACCATTACACCCACATCCACAGTCTTTAAATAGACCCATATTCACTTTTATAATATATGTCAACAAAAAAACTGACTTAAAGTCAAGCCGTCTAATAGATATATAACCAACCCACAATGTCGCTCACTATCCAACAATCATCTGAATTCTCCCCTGCTTCTGTGCAATTTTCAAAATTTCGTAAAAACAAAAATGGCGGCAAAGCCGTATACCTCAATGCGGGCGACAACAAAAAAATTTATGTTCAACTTCCATTCTTACGTTCACCATATGGTCTGAGTGCTTACACTGATGAAGCTACCGGACGTACTTCATACTCACTTGATCTTTCATTTGACCCAGACAATTCTGAAGCTATGGAGCTTCATACAAAACTGAAGGAACTCGATGATATCATCGTAAACACAGTTGCAGCCAACTCGAAAGAATGGCTCGGTAAAGAATTCAATGTTGCTGTTCTCAAGGAAGCACTTTACAAACCCATTGTTCGACCAGGTAAGGAGCAATACCCATCGACGATGAAGCTCAAGGTTCTTACCAAGAGTGATGGTTCATTCGTTCCAGAGTGTTACAATATGAACAAGCAAATGGTTACACTCGACAGTATCGAAAAGGGTCAGAAGGCGATGGCCATCATTGATGTTAACCAGATTTGGTTTATCGATAATAAGTTTGGTGTCACGATCCGCCTTCAACAGGTTCTCTTTGAACAGTCTGTCAAGCTTCCCTCATTCGCGTTCCAAGGATTGAACCTCCCAGATGAAGAGGTTGAGGATAACGAGGTCGAAGACGAAATTGAAGAAGTTGACGACCAGTAATTTCAAATTATATACACCCTAAAAAAAATCCATATTGGTAAGAAGAGAAAATCTTCTTACGAATAAGTAAGAATGTCTACTACCGAGAGTAATCTTAAAAAACTTTTAAGAGGTAAGAAAGGTTGTAACCCACAGGATCACTTGTATACATTGATGAATAAAACGAAAACCTTCATGAAGGGATCAAAGGGTAAAAAACTTGGTGAAGGACAATATGGGAAAGTGTACCGTGGGAGTATTAATGACGGGGGTAAAAGATATGTAGCTTACAAAGAAATCAAGACCCCCCAACTTACTAACAACGTGACACTCGCGGAGTTGCGTAAATCTCTCAAATCGAACCCAGCTAAAATGGAGTACACTATCGCTAAAAAATTACAAGGATTTGGTGTACCAGAAACATATTTGTATAAGGAGTGTCCAGGTAAACAGATTGTTTACACCGAAGTCATCGATGGTACAGATCTGCGTAAATGGTTGAAAACTAAGCCTACCCTAGATGCGATGAAATCTGTTATAGTCCAAACCATTTATAATTTGTACAGGATTCACAAAAAACATCCAAATTTTAGACATCATGATCTTCACGGTGAAAATGTTCTAGTGCGGAAGGTTCCCAAAAAGGATATTAAAATTATATTGAATAACAAATCGTACACAATTTCTAATGGTGGGGTCGAACCGGTGATGATTGATTTTGGATTCGCAGTTTTTCCTCATATCAAAAATCCCTTGATAAACGATAACAATTACAAAAATATAGGAATTTCTAGAAAGTCCCACAAGTTGTATGATGTACACTTTTTCTTGAAGGATATATTCCATCAAATAAATCAACCGTCCAATATGAGTGAGAGAAAAGTACACCAATTCATTCGTAAGTTGTTTCCCGATGAGTATATGAAAAACAATAGTCCCACATACCTCAAGAATGCCCGATTACGTGGGAATCGCAATGCTGCACACACTCTTTATTTACCAGGTTTTGAAAAGGTCTTAAAGTCTCCATTTTTCACCGGGGAGACTCAATTATCGAAAGCTATACCAAAACTCCCACCAACGACTGTACCACGGGTTGTTCTCGCCCCCGTACAGCCAAAGACACCAGTAAACAAAGCTGCGGCGTATGCACGTGCGGTTGCGGTGATGAAAACTGGTGTGGTACGCAAGAAAAGACCGGGTATTGCCAAATAATAATTAATATATGCGTAATATAATAATGATACTAGTCATCATCCTTCTCATCGCCAATATTTATCTTCTTCTACAACTGGGTAAACCAGTGGTCACTTCGAATGTAAAAGAAAAATGGATTGTTTACGGGACCATGGATTGTGGATGGACTCGTAAACAGTTAGAATACATGAAGAAATCTCGAAAGAATTTCGACTTTATTGACTGTACTGAAAATGAATGTACTGGTATGAATGGATTTCCAACTATACTTCACCCTGACGGTACAAAAACTGCGGGGTACACAGAAGTTTAACGGTCAAGACCAGAGATTACCCTGATGGCAATGGTAAGGATGAAGGCATCAAGCATGCTGTTGATAGGCTTGAGGATGGAGATGTGCTTCACGAGAGAAGTGTTCCACACAACACGAAGAATGAAGGTGCTGATGAGAATAGACAACACGAAGATCAGAAGCTGTTTGAGAGCATCCATCTTATTTTCAGATTTGATAAGATTGGTGAACATTTATTACATACTGATATTTTTTTCTAGGTAGACTGTATATGTCTAAGGCTAAAGAAAAGTTACTTCCGTTAAGTGGATCTGAGAATAAATTTACAAATCGTAGATGGTCTTCGAATAAAGGTATACCCAATAACAACTGTTACGCATATGCGGTGGGTGATTACGAAGCTTATCGATGGCAAAAATCCATACCAGGTGATCGGTCTGGGTTATCAAATTCTAAACATACATACACATCGTGCACTGGTCTCCCCAATCGCGTTATTTCAGATAACCCAAAAAATGTTTACAAGATTGATGGTGACAAGAAATGTAAGAAAGGATACTTCAAAATCATGATGTTTGTTTCGTCTGGGAGACCTGGTAGTTATATGCGACAAGGTGATTTCCATTTTTACAAACAGCATGGGGTCATCGAATATAAAATTAAACCAGGTGATACAGTCAAGTCTATCGCCAGCTTTTTCAAGATTCCTGAATATAGGGTAAAAAAAGGTGGTCGTTTTGAAGTTGGGAAGAGGATAACTTTTAATGCTAATGTATTTAGTCATAAACGTGGATGGGCTACGGGACCTCTTCTTGGGGATGCTAATGGTAAGGCTATAAAAGATCCTCGTACTGCTTCAAGGAAGTATAAAGAGCTAAATTATGATAAGTATTGTAGTTCATTCTGCGTCAAGGATAGCGGAATCAAAGTCGGCAAGGGTTACCCCAAGATCTGATAAAATACTGTTTAGATCAATTGTATTTTCAGCTTCAAACGATATATCAAATAAATCAAGTACATCTAATATAGATTCTTCATTCAATGAAACTACATTAGACATTTGTGTATAATTATTATGAATCGTAACTGCTACTTTAAACTGAGAAACGTCAAAAACCCGTCTACAGGTTGGGCACGTGTTCTTACCTTGGGATTTCCACTTCTCTAGACAGTGGGTGTGAAATATATGTCCACAACGAATCGGGGGGTTGGTCCTTGTCGACCTGACTTCGTTTAGACATATAGAACACGTGGACATTCTAGAGTATGGTTTTAAAGTTTTTTTCGTGATTTAGCTCAGTTAGTATATATCCGAGGCATTAACTAAGGGCTTGTCACATGAATTACATTTTGTGGTACCTTGTTCGTCTTGAATTTGTGACATGAGTTCGGGACCCTGCTTCTGGAGAAGTTGTCTATAAGAATAATTATCTTCGAAAGTGATATTATTTTTCTTCATTACATAGTTGTTCAATAGTTGGGCTGATGTATTAACAGTGAAACAGCGTCCATCGGCCATACCAAGTCGTTGCGACATTTTAATTACTATAAAGTTAGAAATTAATTTGTCTATTCGTAACTGTCTTTACCCAAGAACTAAACCCATTATTTTTTAAATGTCTGACGAATGGGTCACATCTGTATCCAAGAAATATATCGAACACATCTGTGTCTTCTGTACGGGAAACCCGAATATCAGGATTCTCATTGATATGTTGGTTAATAATATTATAAGCGAAAGCAATCTCCTTGAGTGTTTCTGCACCAGTGATGATAATCTTACCGGTACTGAAAATACTACATGTAATCTCCTTCATTTCATGGGATGGTTTGAACTTAATTTTTACTGCTGAGTATCTATCTGGTTCAAAAGAAACTTTGAATATATCATTATATGATTCAAACCAATCCGAAACTTTTATCAAATTTACATTGTAATTGAGACTGAAATTCGAATTAATCATTACAACTCTAAAAGAGTCTGTAGGTAGTTTGATTTCCATATTAAGAAATTCCTTGAAAATATGGACAAGTTGGGTGATGATACGCTTACAGTCAAATAAGTCACAACATCCTGCGACTTGAATACTTCCATTGGGGAAAACTTTAACTGACTTG